AAGCAGGCCAAGACAAAGGTCAAGAAAGCCCGAGTGCGAGCCAAGCGCCGGAAACTGACCTAAAAGCTCAAGAGGCTAAGGCGTTCGCCAAGTTTGCCCAGAAGCCTCGGGTTCGCGAGTTCGAGTTCAAGTTCCACACACCCGAAGAGGCTGAAGTCTTGAAAGCGCAGATAAGCGATACCCCAAAAGGTTTGACTACTAAGGCGCAGACACCGGCCATTGTCGCTCGACGCCGCAAGGTCTCCGAGCACTACGCGCCACTGATCCACGAAGCCCTCAAAGCCGCTACAACCGGCGTAGAGACGGCAGTGCGCCACGCCCTCGTCGCCAGCACCGCTAAGGCGAGCAAGTCCGACAAGGACAAGCACGACGCGAAGGCGGCAGTAGACAACAACGTCGCCATCAACACCGACGCGCTCACGAACCTCGTCTCAGGCGTTCACGCCGACGGCGGCCTCGTGGGAACCGATGACGCGATGACCCAGTTGCCCGACAACGAAGCCATCACCTCCTCGCCAATGGGGGCGCTCTCGAACTCGGTGGACTGGGCAACGTGGACACCAGGCAACGCTGAGGCCGCTTCTAAGGTGGCTGGGAAGGGCTTACGCGCCCTTATGGATAGCGTTGGCGTCACCATCAAGGGGATTAGCGACACGACCTCACAGGCCATCGGCAACATCATCGCCGACGGACTGGCGCAGGGCTCGACCTACGACGAGATTACGAGCGCGATCTACAACTCCTACGCCTTCTCTTACGAGCGAGCGCAGGCCATCGCCTCAACCGAAGCCGGACGAGCTGCGAACGCATCAACGCTGGACGCCTACCAAGTCGCAGGGATTACCCAGTTCAACTGGGAGACCTACGACCCATGCGACGAGTGCCAAGCCGAGGGGGAAGCCAACCCTCACGACGTAACCGACACCTACCCACCGCTTCACCCCAACTGCGAGTGCTTCATCACGCCAGCAGTCTGACCTACGGAGAACCAATGACCGACACCATCAAGTCCATCACATACGCCTACCTCGGTGGAATCGAGAAGTCCTACGACGATGCAGGCTTCCTGCACGTCAAGGGCCTTGTCACCGACGAAACGCCTGACCTCGATGAGCAGATCTGCGACCGAGCGTGGGCGGCTAAGGCCGTTAAAGAGTGGTTCGAGACCGGAGGCAACATCCGCGAGATGCACCAGAGCAAGGCCATCGGCAAGGCCATCGAAATCGGCGAGCAGGGAACCGGCTTCTACGCCGCAGTCAAGGTAGTGGACGCTGACGCTCGGCTGAAGGTCGAGGAGGACATCCTTACCGGCATGAGCGTCGGCATCAAGGGCGCTCGGGTTGTGAAAGATGCCCAGGCTCCTAACGGTCGAATCGTCGGCGGCAAGATAATCGAAGTGTCGCTTGTTGACCGTCCAGCCAATCCTTCGTGCTCCATCGGTCTACTGAAGGCCGCAGGCATTGACATCGAGAAGGCCGAGGGCCCCGAGCTCAACGCCGAAGCAATCATGACCGAGGAGCCAGGAGTGAGCGAGAACGTGCTCAACCGCGACGAGCCTGCCTTCTGCAGCGCCTGCTCTGGCACCGGCAAGAAGTCCAACGTCGAGGGCAACACTCAAGAGACCGACTGCGATGTATGCGGTGGCACTGGTGAGCAGCCCGAAGGCCGCTCCGAGTTCGCCGAGCCCGAGCGCGTCTCGACCCCCGAGGCACTCGACAACCGCGACATGAAGGAAGCCGACGCCGACCTCGCCAAGAAGGACTACACCGACGCCGAGCGTGCAGACATGGCTGACGCTGGACAGGCGATGGCTGGTGGTGGCTTCCCCATCAAGACCCTCAAAGACCTCCGCAACGCTATCCAGTCCATCGGACGCGCCAAAGACCCAGCCGCCGCGAAGGCGCACATCAAGGCTCGCGCCGAGGCTCTGGGCCGTGAGGATCTAATCCCCGACAACTGGAAGGGCGCAGACGCCGAACTCGTCAAGGCTGACGACATGAAGCACGACGCCGCCGACCTCGCC